ATGGCATCCATTCGCATTCGCGAACGCAAACGCTCTGGGCCGGTGCATGAGGTCTACTGGCGTGACGGCGGCAAGGCGGCAGGCAGTCAGGAAAGCGAGCGCTTCGAGGACGAGGGCGCCGCCAAATCCTTCAAGGACTTGGTCAACGGCTACGGCGACCGCTGGCCTCCCGGCTGGGTGAAGGGCAAGGGATTCGTCCAGGAGGAAGAGGCCCCCGCGCCCGAGATCGACCCGGCGCACATGTTCGAGACCTACTCTCTGACCTATGTGACCTTGCTCACCGGAGTCGAGGGCGGCACGAAGCGGAAGTACCGCAGGTTGATCACCGAAGGCATGGTCCCCTGGTTCCGCGACAAGGTGATCGTCGACGGGCCGGACGCGATATCTGAGGACGACGTCAAGGCGTGGATCAACGCGCTCGCCGCCGGCACCCGGGCACCGCACGACCCGCCGGACCGCAAGCGCCGGCCGTACTCCGCCAAGACGGTCCGGGACCACCACGGCCTCTTGAGCGCGATTCTCGGGAGCGCGACCAAGGGGCAGAACCCGCTGCGCCGGTACAACCCGTGCTCGGACACCAAGCTGCCGCGCCGGGACGACGGCGACAGCGAGGAGAAGACGTACTTGGAGCACTGGGAGGCCGGCCTGATCCTGCGGCATCTCGCGGCCGACGCCATCGACCTCGTCCAGGTGCTGCTCGGCACGGGGCTTCGGTGGGGTGAGGTCAGCGCGCTCCAGGTCCGCGACTTCGACCACGTCGGCGGGCGCCCCGTTCTGCGCGTCTCACGGACCTGGAAGGAGGACGAGGAGGGGAAACGGTTCACCGGCCCTCCGAAGAGCGTCAGGAGCCGTCGCACGCTCGTCCTGACGCCCTACCTCGCGTCCATCGTGGCCCGGGCCTGCCGCGGAAAGCGACAGAAGGACCTGCTGTTCACCGCGGTGGAGGGCGGGGCCTGGCTGCCTGCCACGTTCCGTCGGCTGCGCTGGCTCCCGGCCCTGGAGGCTGCACGCGCGGAGGGCATGTACAAGGAACCGCGGATCCACGACTGCCGGCACACCCACGCCGCGTGGCTGATCGCCCGGAACGTCCCGCTTCCGGCTATCTCGGCCCGGTTGGGCCACGAGAGTATCCAGACCACCATCGACGAGTACGGCCACCTCATGGCCGTACTCGACGACGACCTGGTCGCCGCCGTGGCGTACAGCATGGACGCCGCGCTCTCCCCGGTGGTGCCGGACGCCGTCCGCCAGGCCGTCGAGCTGGAGCGGGCAGCCGTGCTCACCGCGGCGTAGCCCAGGAACAGCGCCGCGCCCCTGCTCGGATGAGCGGGGGCGCGGTTGCGGCGGGATCAGGCTGCGGCGTGGCCGATGGTCGAGGAGGCATCGGCACCGGCGATGAGCTGGTCCATGTACGGCGCGAGGATGTCGATGATGGCGGCTGGCGCGAGGTCTCGGTCAGCCATCAGCTTCCCCGCCGTCGAGGCGATGTCCTCGAGGCGGTCAGCCAGAACGACTCTGGGGTCGCCCACGATGATCAGCACGGTGGTACGGGCCACCAGGACGAGGGGCGCGCCGTCGTCCAGCGTTGCCTCGTGGGTGACGACAGTGTTCACACATAACCCCCTAGTCCCGGCCGGGCAGTGTGCGCACGGCCGTCCTCCTCGCGAGGCCGGATCGAACGTACACCCGATTAGTGGGCTGGACTACCGGTTAGGGGCGCGGTTTCGTTCAATCCGGAACTAAACATCCCGCTTACCTGAACTTTCAGTGCTCTTGGCCAAAAGTGCCTCGATCACAGCCCTGACCTGCGGAAGTTCTGATGGGTCCATGCCAGCGAGATGCCCGACGATCACTCGCGCGTCCTCGGGCAGGTCGGAGAGTTCGGTAGCGGTGTAGCCCAGGAACTGTGCGGCTGCGGCTTGCTGCACGGTTACCAGGGGCAGATCGGTCGCGACGGCCAGTGCGCGCAGGAACTTGGGTTCCGGGGCGCGGCGCACCTGGTCGTGAACCAGGTCGTGGAGCCATGTCTGGCTAATTCGGTCCCCTGTTTCGGGGTCCACCGATGCCTCGGCGAGCCGGCGTAGAGACATCTTGGGTTGGTCGAGCGCCTCGCGTACCAACGCGGTGAGCGCTGCTGCGCTCTTTCGGTCAGACATGACCATCCCCTTCGCATGCTTCCCGTCCAAGCGGCGGCCCGGCCGGTACTCGCGAGCGGGCGGTCTTACGCCTGGGTGCTCGCGTTCGCGAACGAGGCTAACAGTGCGCTCCGGGGGGCGTCCTTACCTCCGGACGTCAAGAACTGGCCAATCGCGGAACTTGATCTTCCCTTAAGGTGCCCAAGCTGCTCGCGTTCGCGAACGCGAGCATGTATGTTCGTGTTCGCGAACGCGAACGGCATTGAGCCGCATCGAACGGCACCAAGGAGAACGACGATGTCCCCCTTCCTCGACTACTCCGGTCTCGCGGCGCTGCTGGACATCAACGAGAGCTGGCTGAGGCGACACATCAAGCGGCTCCCGCACGAGAAGTACGGACGCGAGGTGCGGTTCTCGGCAGAGAACGTGGTGGAGATCCGCAAGCTCCACACCGTCCAGCCGCACACGATCCCGGCCACTGCCGGGACCGGTCCGGCCGCGCTGGTCCCCCTCGGCGCCCGTCGCGCGGCCTGACCTCACCATGGCCGACCCGATCTCCCCGGGTAGCACCCCCGCGGCTGGCACGGTCCGAATCGCCGGATCCCCCGAGTTCGCTGCCGCAGCGCTCGCCGCTCTCCACGCGGACCCCCGACTCCACGTGGTCAGGGTCTCTCGTCTGCTGGCTGGCGACAACGACGGCGAAGTTCGCCAGTACGTCAGGGCCCGGCGGATCGCCGACTGACCCCCCCGACATGGGTCGGGCCGTCCCCCGGCTCTCACACCTGGACGGCCCCGACCCTGCCCACCCGCCTCTACGACGGAAGCAGGAACGCATGTATCAGCGTAGCAACGCACCGGCTCAGGCGACCGTGTCGTCGTCTACCGACCCGACCGCGGCTGAGATCACACTCGACGCCGCCGTCCCCGCAGACGTGGACGTGCCCGCGCTGCCGACCGAGGTGCTCGCCTCCATCCACGCCTTGGACCTCGACGTCCTGGTCCCGGCTTCCGAGTGGTGGCGTACTGCGACCCGCCGCGCCGCCCGCCGGCTGATCAACCAGATGGGCCCGATGCTGCGCCATCTGGTGGCCGAGATCGTGACGATGGACCGCCAGCTCGCCGACGCCGACGCCGAGCTGGAGCAGCTGCGCACGGAGGTCACCGAGCTGCGGTCGGCGGCCCGGGTGCCGTCGGACGACCCGATCACGGCGGCGCACGCCATCGCGCTGCGCCTGGCCCAGCAGCTCACCCCGCCGCCGTCATCGACGTCGGTGCAGCGGTACCGCTGGGAGCTTCAGCCGCGGGTCATCGTCACCGCGTACGAGGTCGATGGCGCCATCGAGTCCTGGGCCCGGCACCTCGGCGTCGACTTGCAGTGGAAGACCAGCTCCTCGGGGCGCAGCCGGTCCGCGACCGGCGAGTGCACGGTCGACAACGTGATCGTCGAGGTGACCGTGTCCGAGCGCATGGCGCCGACGGCGGTGGCGTCGTGACGGAGCAGCACTTCACGCACGCCGCCGAGCTGGTGGTCCAGGCGATGCTCGGTCGTCCGGACTCGAGGCCGGCCGCGATCGTCCAGGCCCTCAAGGACGCCGGCCTGCTGCGCACGGCCCCGCTGGTCGTCTACCGGGCGTCGTGGGATGCCCAGTCCCTCGGCCTGTACGCCTCCCGGGATGTGGCCCGGGGCCGGTGCCTGCTGGACGACGACGTGGCCCGGCCCGGCGCCCGGATGGTCTGGGCCCCGGTCAACGAGGACGACCCGGCCGAGGAGTACCTGGCGGCGGACGGGCAGGACACCGAGTACTGCGTCACCGCGGTGCCGGTGCGGCTGACGGCGGGTGAGCTCTGATGAGCGCCCGCGCCCTCGGCCCGATCGAGCACGGCACGCTCACGGGCTACAACCAGCACCGCCGCCGCCTGACTCCCGTTCCCAAGAACGACCCGTGCGGGTGTCGCGCCGCCTACAACGCCTCGCGGCGCGAGCAGGCCGCCGCCCGGGCGCCCCGGTCCGCGCACGAGTGGAACCAGGGCCTCACCGGCGAGCGTCCCGTGATCGCCGCACGGCCGCTGTCCGCCCGCTGCTCCACCGAGGGCTGCGGTGCCGACGGCACCGACCGCCGTGTCGGCGGCGCCGGCTGGATCTACATCCGGGTCGTCGGATCCGCCATGTGCGGCCGCTGGTACTGCGCGGGCGGCTGCGCCACGGTGGGCATCGCGCTCGCCGAACTGCGCCCGGCCGCCGAGGGCGGTGCCCGGTGAGCACCCGACTTCTCCTCGCGCTCTGCATCATCGCGGCCCTGTCCTGGATCGCCGCGTGGGCCGAGCAGCTGCACTGCGAGCGGCGCGAGGCCCGCGCCGCTGCGCAGAAGCCCCGACGGAATCCGGGCGCCCCCGTCCCGGAGCCGGATCCGTTGCCGTGACCCCCCGCCCGGTGCCGCCGCGCGCGCCCCGGCTCGTCGGGCTGCACGTCGTGTTCGGGACCAAGACCCGGGCCCCGTACGCCGACTACGTGTGCCCGTGCGGCCACCGGGACGCCGCCGCCGGCGTGGCCGCCGTGATCCGGCTCGTCCGGACCACGGGGCCCGCCCACCTCACCATCTGCCCTCTCCGCACCAAGGACAGCCCATGAGCACCTCCACCGCCCACGTCGACCTCAACACCGGCGTCGTCACCGCCGACCCCGACCCCATGCCGTTCGCCGAGATGTTGGTCGAGCACATGGGCGGGCGGGTGCACTCTGCCGCGTCCGCCGAGTTCCACCAGCTGCTCACCGCCGTGGCCAAGCACGGCCGGAAGGGGAGCCTCGCGCTCCTCGTCGTGGTCGAGCCCCCGAAGGGGCACGTCGAGGGCGGTCCGCTGTCGATCGCGATGTCCACCGTGGCCAAGCTGCCCAAGGGCGAGACGCCGGCCTCGACCTATTACCTGGACCGGGACGGCCGCCCGTCCCGCCGGGATCCGCGGCAGGGGGAGCTGTGGGACGACGCGCCGGTCGAGGACCGGCAGGCCGCGCTGCGTACCGTCCTCGCCCGCGCCGGCGCGGACCCCACCGAGGTCGCCGACCTGGCTGCCGCGCTCGACGCCGAGGGCTACCGCCGCCCGTAGTCCGGCCTCCCCTGTGTACGGCCCGAGGGGCGCGGCGCGCACCGTCCCGCGTCCCTCGGGCACCACCACCGACCGACTGGAGCCCCCTGATGCAGCGGCCCGCCGTCGCCGCCGCCGCGCCCGCCACCGACCCCGGGCAGCGGCCGGGCCGCGTGCCGTTCTGGACCCGCTTCCCTGCGGGCTGGCTCCCGGTGCTCACCGGGGACCACCTGCGCGCCGCCACCGCCGTCGGGGACTACGCCCGGGGCGCGGACGGCTACTGCTGGGCGGCCGACCGCACGCTCGCTGCCGGCCTGGGGCTGCACCCGGACACCGTCGGCGCAGGCCTGCGCGCCGCCGAGGCCGCCGGCATCGTCCGCGCCGTCCGCCGCCCCGGCGGCACCTCCGCCCGGGTCCTCGCCCTGCCGCCCGAGGACGACGACACCGTCCTGTGGGTGTGCGTCAGCGCGTACGCCCGCAACGTCCTGGCTGGCTGCGACTTCCTGGCCTACTGCGTGCTCAGCGTGCGCTCCCACCTGGACGAGCCGACGAGCATGGACCTCATAGCCCGGCTGGCCGGCATCAGCCCGGCCCGGGCCCGTACGGCCGTCGCCGAGCTGCTCGCCGCCGGGTGGATCACCCGCACCGACGCCCGCGGCCGCGCCGCCCGCTACGCCGTCCACCCCGTTCCGCTTCCCGGCGTCGCCACCCAGCTCACCCTCGACATCCCGGAGCCCCGCCGCGTGAAGGCGACCCGGCCGACCCCGGCCGAGCCCGCCCACCAAGGCGAGATCGACGGCCAGACCTCGCTGTTCGACCCCGCCGACCTGCCCGCCACCCCTCACGAATCGGCCGTCACCACCCCTCACGGATCGGCCACGAGTACCCCTAACGGATCAACCGGACGAACAAGATCCCTTGAACATGATCTTTTGAACATGCCGCGCGCCGTTGAGGGTTGCGGTGCCGCCGTAGGCGATACCTCCGTACCGCGCGACACCGGCGCGCCCGCGAGCACCCGCGACGGCGCCGTCCGGCCGGGCGCCGCTTCGGCTGCGCCGGAGAAGCCGAACCCCCTGCCCCCGCTGCTGATCACCGAACAGGCCTACCGGGTCCTCGCCGAAATCTCTGCGCTGGTGGCCCGGATGAGCCGCTGGGAGCAGCGGGCCGCCGCCCGCGCGGTCGGCGCCGCGATCGAGGAGGCCGGGGACGTCGCCCGGGTTGCCGCCCGGCTGCGCCGCCGCTACGCCTCGGCCGAGCCGGCCGACGTCCGGCGCCCGTACGGCTGGCTGGTCGAGCGCGGCCTGACCCGCCGCGGCTGCGCCCGGCCGACCTGCGAATCCGGCTGGGACCTGGCCCGCGAGGACGACTGTCGATCCTGCACCGCCCGCGTCCAAGATGCGCGGGACCTCGCGGCCGCCCGCCGGGCGCAGCACCGTACCGTCCCCGCTCCCGAGCTGCGCCCCGGGCCCGCCCCGGCCGCGCCGCCGGCCCAGCCTGCCCCGGCCGCCGCCCGGACCTGGGTCTGCTCCGTCCACCCGTCCACCGCGCTGCCGTGCGGCATGTGCGTGCCGGACACCGCCCGCAGCTGGGCGCCCGTGCCGGACACCACCGTCGGCCGCGAGTTTCGCGAGCAGCGCGCCGCCCGCCGCCGCGCCCGCGAAGACCACACCACCGCAGCCTGACCTGCCCCCGTCCCAGACCGAGGAGAACCATGGACACCCCGGCCAACTACACCGTCGGCGACCGCATCCGCACCCGCATCGACCTCGCCTCCGCCGACTGGGCCCCCGAGGCCCCCGATGTCCTCGCCGGTGCGCTCGGCACCGTCGACAGCGTGGACACCGGCAGGTGCGGCGGCCTCGGTGTGCTTCTGGACGACGACCCGATCCGCATGCCGCTGTCGATGTCCGCCGACGAGGTCGAGCCCGCCGGGAGCGCCCGGTGAAGACGACCCGCCGCCCTACGCCCCTGCCGCTCACCGCCACCGAGCTGGACAGGCTCGACCACCTCGTCCGCCGGGCCGCCGACCGCCTCGGCCCGGACGAAGCGGGTGTCCTGCTGCGGCTCTGGGAGCACGACCGGGCCGACCTCGCCCAAGCACGCCGGTCCGCCGGCGGTACCCAGGCCGCCGCCCAGCGCACGGCCGACCGGCTGCGCCGCGCCCAGGACGAGGCCGTCGTCCTCCAGGCCGCGCTCGACACCGTCGCCGCGAAGTACGCCGGCGCCGTCGCCGAGCTGCGCCGTGTCCGCGCCGCCCAGGACGGCGCCGTCGCCCAGGCCCGCCGCCAGCACCGGCGCGCAACTGCGGCGACGGCCGTCCTGCGGGCCGTCGTCGAGCACCTCCAGGCCACACCCAACCCCGCCGAGCTGACCGTCGACCAGATCGCTATCGGCACGGCCGAGGCCGCCGCGCTCGCCCGGCTCTTCCTGGCCATGGAGGCGACCGCCCTCGACCTCGGTACCGAGCTGGACCGGATCGCCCCCGCGCTGCGCCGACCCTCCGCGCTCTGACCCCGCCCGACCCGCCGCCCGGTCCCGGCCGGATGGCCCGCACCACCAGGAGCACCACCATGACGGCCTGCCAGCACTGCGCCACCCGCGACACCCCCGGCCGGCTCTGTACCCCGTGTGCCGACCGCCTTGGGCGCCACCTCGCCGACATGCCGCACCTCTACACCGCGCTCGGCGCCTACCTGCGCCCCTCGTCCCAGACCCGCGACCGCCTCGGCACCGTCCCCTCCGGCCCGGATGCCCCGCTGCCGGTGGCCGAGGACGTCCTGGACCTCATCGGCCCCGGTGGCATCGTGAGCGGGCTGGAGAGCTGGCGCGAGGCCCTTCACCAGGACACCGGCCTCGTCCAGCCCTCACCGTGGGGCGACCTCGCCGGACGCGTCCGCCGCGCCGCCCTCGGCCTGCGCGACCACCTCGCCTACATCCGGCTCGACTGGCCGGCCGCCGGGGACTGCGCGCGCGAGGTCGCCCAACTCCACCGCGCCGCCACCCGCCACGTAGCCCCGACCGACCGACCCACCGCCATTGGCGAGCACCCCGCGGACCCCGGTCGCCCCGAGGCGTGCGGCGGCCGCCTGGAAATGCCGTACGGCGGCACCATCGTCCGCTGCGCCCGGTGCGGCACCGAGTGGGGCCAGCTCCAGTGGCTCCAGCTGCGCCGCCATCTCGAGCGCGCCCGCGCCGCCGCCGACCGCCCGGCCGCCTGACCCGTACCGCGCTCACCCCACCCCGGTGAGCGCGCTCACCTCACCCGGAGACCCCCGTGAGCACTCTCACCCCCACCACCGCATGGACCATCGGCACCGTCTACAGCGCCGAGCTGCACGGCCTGGCCGGCGCCTGGGTCCTCACCGGCACCGCGACCGTCTGGGGCGTCGAGACCGCCCCGGACGGCGCCACCGTGCTGACCGTGCAGCTGGCTGACCGGCCCAGTCACCGCCGCGTGCCCACCCACACCGCCTACGCCCGAGGGGAGGTGAGCACCCTCACCAGCGGCCGCCGCCAGATGGTGAGCCCCCTCACCCCGCAGCCCGGGCCCGACCTCGTCACTATCGGCTGGATGCCGCTCGCCCAGCGCCCGGCCGACGACGCCGACTTCCACCTGGAACAGGCGGACAAGGTGTTGGCGGACTGGATACCGGTCCCGGACGACGACACGGCGCTGGGGGTGAGTGCGCTCACCCAACTCCAGCGCGCCGCCGCAGCAGCCAGCACCCGCGACCGCCTCATCCGACGGCTGCGCGCCGGCGGCGTGCCGCGCCAGCTCGTCGCCGACGCTGCCGGCCTCGACCCCACCCGGATCACGCAACTGTGCCGCACCGAGCCCGCCGACCGTGCCAAGGTGACCGCATGATGCCGACCGAGTACGACGCCGCCATCCGTACCGCCCTCCACCGGACCCTCGAACTGGAGCGGCTCCGCAATCACGCGGCCTGCCTCGGCCTCGACCGGGCCCGGGCGGACGCCCTGCTCGCCCAGGCACAGGGTGACGAGGCCAGCAGCACCCCCACGGACGAGGACTTCGCTGCCGCCCGGCAGTTGCTCTGGGGCGAGTTCGACGCGACCACGCCTCCCCCGGACGGCGACCCGTTCGCCAGGCTCGCCGGACTATGACCGGGCCCCGCGACCGCGTACCGCCCACCGGTCGGTTGACGAGGGCGGACCTCGAGCGCCTCGGCGTCCCGGCCCCGACTGTCCGGGGCTGGGTCCGGAAGGGGTGCCTGTCCCGGATTGGCGGGTCCGAGCGTTATCCCGAGTTCGATGCCGAGGCCGCGCTGGCCCTGGTCGAGCGCTGGAAGCCCCGCAGCGGTGGCCACAGCGATCCCGCTTGACCAGCGGCGCAGCATGGTGCAACGATCTTGCCACCACCCGTGTGTCCGAATCCGGGTGACGCAGACGATCACGAAGGGCCCCGACGGCAACCGCCGCGGGGCCCTTCGCCGTTCCCGGCCACCGTGCCGAGGCCTCACCGAGGATGGCGCCCATGCCCGACCCGGACCGCCCCGCTGCGCCCAGCGCACCGACGGCCGTGCCCACCGAGATCACCCGCGCCGACGTCGCCGCCGCGCTTCGCTCGCTCGGCCTGCCGGCCGAGCTGATCACCGACATGTGCCTGACCACCGACGCGATCCGGCTCACCCTTCAGGTGCGCGACACCGCCGGCCGCGTGATCGCCCGGGACAACGGGGAGCCGCTCACCGCGACCACGCACATCGACGTCGTCCACGCGCCAGCCGACGACGCTCCGGCCACCGGCGGCACCGTGCGCAGCGTGCTGTTCGCCGACCCCTTGGACGGCTGCGCCTCGTTCGCGCGCCTGTACCTCGACGACCTGATTCCCTCGGTCCCGCCCCGGGCCGCCTCCGGCCGGTAGCGTGGCAGGCCGCTCCGAGCTGGGGAACCGGGCGTACCGCCGGATGCGCGCTCAAGTCCTGCGCGAGTCGGACGTGTGCATCGTGTGCGGGCACGGCGGATCGGACACCGCCGACCACATCGTCCCGGTGTCGAAGGGCGGCGCCCGGATGGACCCGACCAACCTCGCTCCGATCCACGGGGTCGACGGGTGCCCGACCTGCGGGCGCAAGTGCAACAACGAGAAGGGCGACCGGCCGCTCACCGCCGTGACCCTTCGGACCTCGGTCGACTGGTACGCGGGACCTGCCTCACTCGAGCCATGACCGAGTGTGACGACCGATCGTTCGTCCCCTCTCCGTTTCTTTGGTCCGGGCTCCCGGCTGGCCTCGCGCCCAGCTTTTCTTTTTCTCCCCCCGGCAGGATCCCAGGCCGGATGATCATGGAAGGGGGCGGCATGGAGCGCTCCACCGGGCCCGTCGAGGCCGCCGTGCGCGACGACATCGAGGCCCTCGGCGACCTGCTCGGCGTCGAGGCCTCGTTGGCCGCAATGGCCATCCAGCTGGCCACCGAGATGGACGCCGGCGGCGGCGAGGACGGGCGCCTGCTGCCCGCGCTCAACCGTGAACTGCGCTCGACGCTGCGGCAGCTGATGGACGGGCGGGGGGTCGCTGAAGAAGATGACGACCTCGGAGACCTGGGCACCCCCGAGTGAGCTGGCCGAGCAGTGCATGGAGCTGTACGCGCTGCGCTGCCCGCCGTACTGGGGGCCGCCGCGCCGCCTCGACTGGCCGACGCTCGGCGGGAAGGCGGCACGGGCCATGGAGGCCATCGGCCACCCGCCGATGCCGTGGCAGCGCTACACCCTCGACGTCGGCTTGGAGATCAACCCGCACACCGGGCGGTTCGCCTACCGCGAGGTCGGCCTGTCGGTCCCGCGCCAGCAGGGCAAGACCGACCAGATCCTGACCGTCATGCTCCACCGGATCATGGCCTGGCCGCGACAGAACGTGGTCTACGCCGCGCAGACCCGCGGCATGGCGCGCACCCGGTGGGAAGACGAGTTCCTCACCGCCATGGAGGCCGCCCCGAAGCTGCGCGGCAAGTTCACGAGCCGCAAGGCGAACGGCAACGAGGCGATCATCTGGACCAAGACCCGGTCCAAGCTGGGCATCACGGCGAACACCGAGAAAGCCGGCCACGGACCGCCGCTCGACCTCGGGGTGATCGACGAGGCGTTCGCGCACGAGGACGACCGCCTCGAGCAGGCGTTCAGCCCCGCGATGCTGACCCGGCCGATGGCCCAGCTGTGGTGGGCGTCGGCCGGCGGCACCGAGCGGTCGGTGTTCCTGAACAAGAAGCGGCAGGCCGGGCGCGAACTGGTGGAGCGCGCCTGGGCGTCCGGGGAATGGCCGTCCGTCTGCTACTTCGAGTGGTTCGCCCCGGACCACCTCGACCGCGCCGACCCGGCCACGTGGTACAGCTGCATGCCCGCCCTCGGCCACACGGTCACCGAGGACGTCGTCCGCTCCGAGCTGGAGAAGTTGGACCCCGCCGAGTTCGACCGCGCGTACCTCAACCGCACCCGCAAGCACACACCGCCCGAGGACCCGAACGTCCCGAAGACGCAGTGGACGGCGGCCGCCGACGAGACGTCGCGGCCGGTGCCGGACGTCGCGCTCGCGGTCGACGTCTCGCCGCTGCGCGACTGGGCGTCGATCGCCGCGGCCTCCCGCCGTCCGGACGGCCGGATCCACCTCGAGGTCGTCGACCGGCGCGCCGGGACGGACTGGGTCGCCGACGCGCTCGGCCGCCTGGCCGCACTGTGGCGCCCGGTCGTCGTCACCCTCGACGCGAAGGGCCCGGTCGGCTCGCTGGTCGACGCGCTCGCCGACGAGGGCATCCGCGTGTCCGAGGACCCGGAGCACCCCGAGCGCGGCGACCTGCTGATCCCGCGCACCGGCGACGTCGTCGCCGCATGCGGACAGCTGGCCGACGCGATCCGACAAGGCACGGTCGTCCACACCGACCAGACGCCGCTCACCGCCGCGGTGAACGGCGCCCGCACCCGCCCGCTGGGCGACGCCTGGGCCTGGCACCGCCGCAACGCCCAGACCGACATCTCTCCGCTGGTCGCCGTGACGCTGGCGCGCTGGGCCCTGCTGGCCCGGCTCCCCGCGCTCGCCGACCCCTACGACCCGGTGGCGAACGTCTGGTGAAGCCCCTCCTCCTGCTGCTGGCCGATGCGGCCGGCCGCGCAGCCGCGTGGCTGCTCCCCAACCTGCCCGGCCTGCTGGCCGTCCTGCTGATCTCCGTCGGCGCCTGGATGATCTACCCGCCCGCGGGCCTCATCTGCGGCGGCCTGCTGCTGCTCGGCGACCGGATCGCCGACCGGTACCCGCCCCGCCGCGACCCGGGAGGAGGTGAGCCCCGGTGAGTCTCCTCTTCGGCCGCCGCCCCGCCGCCGAGCAGCGCGCCGCCGTGTTCTCCGACCGGCCGATCCCCGGCCCGGCCGAGATCGGGTCGACCAGCTACGCCGCCGTCGACCTCACCCGCGCCGAGGCCTCCCTCCAGCAAGTCGCCATCTGGGCGTGCATCAACCTCACCTGCTCGGCCATCGAGACGATGCCGCTCGACTGCTACCGCTGCACTTCCGAGGGCCCGAAGACGATCCCGACCCCCGGGTATCTGCTCGACCTCGGCGGCGACGGACACGGCACCGCCGACTGGCTGTGGCAGGCCATGTACTCGTGGATGACCCGCGGCAACCAGATCGGCACCGTGCTGGCCCGCTCGCCGACCGGCACGCCCACCCAGGTCGTCCTCCACCACCCCGACGACGTCCGCCCGGTGCGCCTGGACGACGGCACGTACGACTGGTGGATCAACGGCCGCCGGACGTCCGCCGGGTCGATCTGGCACAAGCGGGTGTTCCCGACGCCCGGCCACTTGATGGGCCTGTCCCCGATCGGCATGCACGCCCTCACCATCGGCACCGGCCTGGCCGCCGCCCGCTTCGGCGCCGCCTGGTTCGAGGACGGCGGCCACCCCTCGGCCCTGCTGACCAACACCGAGAGCAACCTGGACCAGCAGCAGGCCGCCACCGTCAAGGCCCGGTTCCTCGCCGCGCTGCGCGGCACCCGCGAACCGGTCGTCTTCGGCAAGGGCTGGAAGTACGAACAGATCAGCGTCCCGGCCAACGAGTCGCAGTTCCTCGAGACCATGGGCTACAGCTCGGCCGAGTGCTGCCGCATCTACGGGCCCGGCTACGCCGACGTCTTCGGCTACGAGACCGGCGGATCCCTCACCTACGCCAACGTCGAACAGCGCTCACTCGACCTGCTCACCTACGCCATCAACCCGTGGCTGGTGCGCATGGAGAAGCTGCTGTCCGCGCTGCTGCCGCAGCCCCAGTACGTCCGCTTCAACCGCGACGCCCTGGTCCGCACCGACCTGCTGACCCGCTTCCGCGCGCACGAAATCGCGCTGCGCAACCGCTGGGCCACCGTCAACGAGGTCCGGGTCCTGGAGGACTCCGGCCCCGTCGCCTGGGGCGACCAGCCGAACGGACCGACCCCCGCGCCGCCGCCGGCGCCCGCACCCGAGGAGGGCTGACCATGCCCGACATCACCGACCGCGCGCGGCCCGCCGGCATCGAGCGCCGCGCCTACCGCGTCGACCTGGAAGTCCGCTCCGCCCCGACCGGCGACGGCCCGGCCACCGTCGAGGGCTACGCCTCCGTCGTGGACGAGCCGTTCCAGATGTGGGACTGGGCCGGCCAGTACGCCGAGGTCGTCCGCGCCGGTGCCTTCCGCAAGACCCTGTCCGAGACGCCGCAAGTCCAACTGCTGCTCAACCACGGCGGCCTGGCCATGGCCTACACCAAGGCCGGCACGCTGCGCCTGTCCGAGGACTCGACCGGGCTGCACATGTCCGCCGACGTCAACCCGGCCCGTGGCGACGTCCGCGACATGCTCGCGGCCCTCGAGGACGGCGACGTCGACGAAATGAGCTTCGCGTTCCGCGTCACCCGCCAGATGTGGTCCCCCGACTGGTCCCAGCGCGACATCCTCGAGGTCGACCTTCACCGCGGCGATGTCTCGGTTGTCAACTTCGGTGCCAACCCGGCGACTTCCGTGTCGCTGCGGGGCCTGGACCTGCCCGCGCTTGACCGCCTCGCCGAGGACGACGCCCGGGCCCTGTACGAGCGGCTCGGCGCCCGCTTCGCCCCCGCCCCGGCGCCCGCCAGCACCGGCGGCCCCCTCGCGCTCTACCGCGCCCAGGCCGAGGCCCTCGCCCTGTAGACCACTGCCCTCCCGCACGCGCCGGAGTCCACGCCGGAGTCCCTTCCGGGCCACCACCTGGACCACCACCCGCGCCGGACGCAGCACCTTCCCCCTTTCACCGTGACCCGAGAGGACACACCCATGCGTGACCACCTGCGCCGGCGCATCGAGGCCCTGCTGGAGCAGCGCTCCCAGCTGAAGACGGACCTCGACGCCGTACTCGCGGCGCCCACCGCCGCCGGCCGCGACCTCACCGCCGACGAACAGCGCACCTTCGCCGAGAAGCGCGACGCCATCCGCGCGGTCGACGCCGACATCGACACCGCCCGCGGCCAGCTGGCCGACCTCGAGGAGGAGGAGAAGCGCGCCGCGGCCGCCGCCGAGCTGCGCGCCACCCTCGGCACCGGCCGCCCGACCGCCAGCGCCCAGGTCACCTCCGAGCCCGTCACCTACTTCCGCGAGGGCCGGCACTCCTACTTCCTCGACCTCGCCCGCGCCGAGCTGGGCCGCGGCGACGGCGACGGCGGCCACAGTGCCGCCCGCGACCGCCTCAAGCGCCACGCCCAGGAACTCGAGGTCGAGCTTCCCAAGCGCCTCGCCCGGCGCGACGCCGCCGCCCACCGGGCCCTGCTCGGCATCGAGGACGGCATCGACGACCGCGCCGCCGAGAACGCGTTCGAGCGCCGCGTCGCGCCCAACAGGACCGACGGGCAGGGCGGGTACTTCGTGCCGCCCCTGTGGATGATCGACCAGTACGTCGACCTGCCGCGGGCCGGCCGGACCATTGCCAACGCGGTACGCAACATGCCGCTGCCCGGCGGCACCGACAGCATCAGCCTTCCCAAGGTCTCCACCGGCGCCGCGACCGGCGTCCAGACCGCCGACGGCGCCGCCGTCACCAGCCAGGACCTCACGGACACCAGCGTCACCGCCCCCGTGCGCACCATCGCGGGTCAGCAGGACGTGGCGATGCAGCTGCTCGACCAGTCCCCGATCAGCTTCGACGAGGTGCTGTTCGCCGACCTGCTGGCCGACTACAACTCCAAGCTGGACATCCAGGTCGTCAACGGCAGCGGGCTGGCGGGGCAGGCCAAGGGGATCCTGAACACCTCGGGGATCAACAGCATCACCTACACCGACGCCTCCCCGACGCTGCCCGAGATGTGGCCGGCCTTCGCCCAGTCCGCCTCCCAGATCGCCACCAAGCGCAAGCTGCCCGCGCTGGCGCACTTCATGACCCCGGCCGTCTGGTACTGGATGATCTCCCAGCTCGACACCAACGGGCGCCCGCTGGTGCAGATCGACCAGGCCCCCGCCTTCAACATGGCCGCGCTCCAGACCGGCGCCGTCGCCGAAGGCCCCGTCGGCCGCGTGGTCCTGCCGAACCTGCTCGACGGCAACATCCCCTCCAACCTCGGCGCCGGCAGCAACGAGACCCGGATCATCACCGCCCGCACCTCCGACCTCTACCTGTGGGAGGGCACCACCCGCACCCGGGTCCTCCAGGAAGTGCTGTCCGGCACGCTCCAGGTCCGCTTCCAGCTCTGGGCGTACTTCGCGTTCATGGCCGACCGGCGGCCCGAGTCCGTCTCGGTCATCTCCGGCACCGGCGTGATCCCGCAGCCCGGCTTCTGACCCCCTCGCCCCGGGGCGGGCGCAGCCCCCGCGCCCGCCCCGGCCCCCACCCCGAGCACCGGAGGACCCTCCATGTCGCACGACCTGCTGGCCGAGCTGGCCGGCTACCGCAACGAGCTGGCCGGCGCGAAGGCCCGCGGCTCCGCCCGCACCGACGACATCGCCGCCGAGCTGAAGCGCGTCACCACCGCCATCACCGACCGCGCCGCCGAGCTGACCGACGAGGCCAAGGACCACCAGGACGCCGGCCGCGACGTCCTGGCCGTCGCCGCGCACGCCGAGGCCCGCCGCCTGCGCGACGCGCTGCGCCCGGCCACCGCCCGCAAGACCGGAGGGAAGTGACATGCCGCTCGTCTCCGGCCGCTACCCGGTCCGCAACCCCGAGAGCCTGCTCAACGCTGGCCCGCAGCCCCGATCGAACCTGCCGCGGTTCGCCGTCACCTCCGACTTCGCCGTCCTCACCTCCCAGGTGATGCTGTCCACCGCGCTCTACCTCCAGGCCGGTGACACCGTCACCTCGCTCACCTGGAAGTCCGGCAGCACGGCGGCCGACACTCCCACCAACTACTGGACCGCCCTCTACGACGACTCCGCGACCCCCGCGCTGCTCGGCCAGTCCGCCGACCAGCTCACCGCCGCGTGGGCCGCCAACACTGCCCGCACGCTGGCGCTCCAGACCCCGGTGCAGATCACCCGCACCGGCATCTACCACGCCGCGATCATGGTCAAGGCCACCGCGCCCCCGAGCCTGCTCGGCGCGGCCACCCTCGTCGGTGCCATCTCCGGCTACGTCGCCGGTGACGTCCCGCTCACCCGCTCCAGCGGCGCCGCCCTCACCGGCACCGCCCCCGCGACGATCGCCGCCGCCAGCGCGGTGGCGTACGTCCCGCGCGTCGTGGCGCTGTGACCCGTGTCCGATCCCACGTACACCACCCTGAGCAAGCTCAAGAACACGCTCAAGATCACCGACACGGACCGGGACGAGCAGCTGACCGACGCGATCGACGCCGCCAGCCGCGGCATCGACCGCCTCACCGGCCGCCGCTTCTGGCTCGACGACACCGCCACCGCGCGCATCGTCAACCCCCGCCGCCACACCCTGGTGGACGCCGACGGCGCGCACCTGCTCACCGCGGACATCGGCACCCTCGACGGCCTCGTCGTCGAGACCGGCGCCCCCGGAGCCTGGTCGCCCCTCGGCGACGTCGAGGCCGAGCCGACCGACGCCCTCGACCAGGGCCAGCCCGTCACCTCGCTGCTGCGCCTGGGCGGGACCGGATGGCCGGGCGGCCGGCAGCGGATCCGGATCACCGCCCGGTGGGGATGGCCCGCCGTCCCGGCCGAGGTGCGGCAGGCCTGTCTCATCCAGGCCAACAGGTTGTTCCGCCGCAAGGACTCCCCGGACGGGGTCGCCGGGTCGGCCGAGTGGGGCGTCATGCGCCTGTCCCGCGTCGACCCCGACGTCCAGGCCCTCATCCAGCCGTTCATCCTGCCCGGCCTGGCCTGACCCCGAGGAGGCACCCCGTGCAGATCGCCGCCGTTCGCACCGCCATCGCCGCCGCTGCCGGCGCCGTCGTCCTGCCGCCCGCGGCCGGACAACTGACCTGCACCGGCTACACCCCCGACAGCGTGAACGAACCGCACTTCTTCGTCGGCGAAGTCAGCGTCGAGTACGACAAGGCCATGGGCCGCGCGCTCGACGAGCTGGAGATCACCTGCCGGGCCCTCGTCGGCCGCGGCGACGACCGCTCCGCCCAGGCCGTCCTCGACGCCCTGCTCTCCGGCTCCGGCCCGGCCAGCCTCAAGGCCGCCATCGAGGCGTCCCGCGGCGCCCCCGGCCAGCCCGCCCTCGGCGGCCTCGCCCACGATCTACGCGTCGAGCGCGTCCAGGGCTACCGCTGGTACGAGCACGCCGGCGTCCAGTACGTCGGCGCGGAGATCATCATCCGCGTCATCGGCGACGGGAGGGCGTGACCATGGCTGCCCAAGTCCTCACTGAGGTAAGGCTGTTCACCGGCGGCGCGGACCTGACCGGTGTCTCGAACAAGGTCGAGCTGTCGGCGGAGGTCGAGGAGAAGGACCGCACCACGTACGGCGGCGGCGGCTGGAAGCGGGTCCAGGGCGGCCTCGGAACCAGCAAGGTCACCGCGGAGGGCTTCTGGGAAGCGGGCGCGGACGACCTTGTCGACGACGCCACGTGGGCCCAGTTCGGCGCCATCGTCCCGTGGACCGTCGCCCCGCACCTCGCCACCGTCGGCTCCCTCGCCTACCTCACCCAAGCGCTGCGCACCGACTACACGCTCGGCGGCACCGTCGGCGACCTCGCCCCCTGGACCGCCGGCGGGTCGGGCACCGGCGCGATGGCCCGCGGGCAGATCGCCCACCCGCCCGGCACCGCGCGCTCCAGCAGCGGCGCCGGCACCGCCCTCCAGCTCGGCCCCGTCCCGGACGGTCGCCGCCTCTACGCCACGCTCCACGTCCTGTCCGCCGCCGGGACCACCCCGGCGCTGACCGTCCGCATCGAGAGCGACGACAGCGCCGCGTTCACCGACCCGACCACCCGGGCCGTCTTCACCGCCGCGACCGGCCTCGGCGGCCAGGCCCTCGCCGTCCCCGCCCCGGTCACCGACACGTGGTGGCGCATCGCCTGGACCGTCGCCGGGACCGGCCCCTCGTTCACGTTCGTCGCCGCCCTCGGCATCCAGTAGAAGGAGCGCACCATGCCCACCATGGTCCTCACCGGCGAGTACCTCAACATCGCCGGGAACATCCTCAACGAGCACGCCCGGAAAGCCGAGTTGGCGGTCGAGTGCGAGGAGAAGGACGTCACCACGTACATCTCCAACGGCTGGAAGGTCAGCATCGGCGGCCTCAAGAGCGGGACGCTCGGCCTCGAGCTGCTCCAGGACTACGCCGCCGGAAAGCTCGATTCGATCATGTGGCCACTGCTCGGACAGGTCGTGCCGTTCGAGGTCCGGCCCACCCAGGCCCCCGTCAGCATCAACAACCCCAAGTACAGCGGCAGCGTGCTGATCAAGGAGTGGCAGCCGATCGCCGGGTCCGTCGGCGACGAGGCCAGCGTGGGCGTCAGCTACCCGACCTCGGGCGAAGTCCTGCGCGCCACCAGCTGATGGCCCAGAACCCCGTGGACCTCTCGGTCACCTTCGAAGGCTTCGACGCCCTCACCGCCGCGCTGCGCGCCGAGGAGGACGGCAAGGCTCTGCGCAAGGAGCTGGCCACGAACATGCGGAACGCGCTCAAACCGGCGGCGGAGCAGGCCAAGAGCGGCATCATGTCGATGTCCGCCACCACCACCGCCGCCCCCGCGCTGCGCAGCGCCATCGCCAAGCGCATCCGCCCCGAGGTCAAGCTGGGCGGCCGCTGGAGCGGGGCCCGCGTCAAATCGCGCAAGATCGCCGGAATCAGGGGATTCGCCAACGCGCCGAAACGCACCCAGAGATCGGCCGGCTGGCGCACCCAGACGTTCGGCCGCGGCATCTGGCGCGTCCAGCACGGCAAGGTCAACTGGTTCGACCGCGCCATGCAGCCCGGCTCCGACACCTACCGCCAGAGCGTCGCCGACGCCATGGAGAGCATGGCCCGCCGCATCGCCGACCGGGCCCGATAGGAGACACCGTGTACCTCGTCTACCACCCCGATGGGTCCGACGAGCCGAAGCGCTTCAAGTACCAGCCGACCAAGCTCATGAGCGCCGAGCGGGAGCGACTGGAGCGACTCACCGGCAAGGACTTCTCCGCGTTCACCCAGGCCGTCATCAGGGGCAACAGCTCGTGCCGGCGCGCGCTGCTGTTCGTCTTCCTGAAGCGCGAGAACCCGCCGCTGCGCTACGACGACGTGGACTTCGCGTGGGACGAGTTGACGCTGGAGCACAGCAAGGCCGAGCTGGAGCTGATCCGTGAGCAGGCCGCCGAGACCGCGGCGCCCGACGTGCGGGACGCCGTCCTCGCGCAGTTGGACGCCGAGATCGCCGAGGCCTACGAGGAGCCCGAGGGAAAAGTCCTGCCGCCGATCGCCGGATAGCGCAGATCGGCAACGCGGCACACCTCCTCGGGATCCGCCCGTGGGAGTGGCAGCTGATGACGGTCGAGGAGACCGAGCAGGTCCACGCCTGGCTGGACGCCTACGCGAAGCAGCTCGACGACGCCCGTACACGGTGACGACCACGAGGGGGTGACATGGCCTCCGACACCTCGCTCGTGTTCAACCTCATCGCCAAGGACAAAGCCTCGAGCGTGCTGGGCCAGATGAAGGAGAAGGTGTCGACGGCGGCGACCGGCATCTCCGCCGGCATCGCCGGGGCACTCGGCAAGGGCGTCGTCGACTCGCTCGACATGGGGGCCGCCTCGGACAAACTCGCCGCCCAGCTCGGCGTCGGGGCCGAGCGCGCCGCCGAACTGTCCAAGGTGAGCGCCAACGTCTACAAGGAGGCCTGGGGCGAGTCGACGGCCGAGGTCAACGACGCGATCCGCGGCGTCGTCCAGCAGATCGGCGGCGACGCCGCCGGTGCCGGACTGGAGCGCATCACCACCAAGGCCATGGCGCTGGCCAAGGTGTTCGACGTGGACGTCGCCTCGTCGACCTCGGCCGCTGGCCAGCTCATCAAGACCGGCCTGGCCCGCGACGCCGACGAGGCCTTCGACATCATCACCAAGGGTTTCCAGAGCGGCGTCGACAAGGCGGGAGACTTCACCGACACCCTGACCGAGTACTCGACGCAGTTCCGCCAGCTCGGCTTGGACGGAGCAACGGCAACTGGCCTGCTGGCACAGGGACTCAAGGCCGGTGCCCGCGATGCCGACGTGGTGGCCGACAGCCTCAAAGAGTTCACGCTCATCGCGCAGAGCGGTTCCCAGGCCAGCGCGGACGCCTTCAAGGTGCTCGGCCTGAACGCCAAGCAGATGCAGTCCGCCTTCGTGAAGGGCGGCCCGGGCGCGGCCTCGGCCCTCGACCAGGTGCTCGACCGGTTGCGCGCGATGAAAGACCCGGTCGAGCGCAACAACACGGCTTTGGCCCTTTTTGGTACGAAATCTGAAGATGTCCAGAAAGCGCTCTACGCTCTCGACCCGTCCACGGCGAAGACCGCACTGGGTGAAGTCGCGGGGGCCGCCGACCAGATGGCCAAGACGGTCGGTGACAACCCGGCGGCCGCCCTGGAGAAGTTCAAGAGGGACGCACAGCTCAAGCTGGCCGAGGTCGGCGGAGAGCTGGTCAAGTTCGGTCAGGAGCACGCGAGTTGGGTCCAGCCGCTTGCGATCACCCTCGGTGCGGTTGCCGGGGCGATCCTCCTCGTCCAGGGCGCCACCATGGCCTGGGCCGCCGCGCAGAGCATCTGGACCGGCATCCAGACGGTCGCGACCGGCGCGCAGTGGGCATGGAACGCCGCCCTGTCCGCCAACCCGATCGGGCTGATCATCATCGCCGTCGTCGCCCTGGTCGCCGCCGTCGTCCTGCTCTGGCAGAACAGCGAGCAGTTCCGCGACATCGTCACGAGCTGCTGGGCCGTGGTGTGGGGTGCGATCTCCGGGGTCTACAACTGGGTCGCCAACAACTGGCCGTTGATCGTCGGGATCCTGGTCTCGCCGATCACCTCGGCCGTGTCCTGGATCTCGCGCAGCTGGGACTCCATGCGCTCCGGCGCCTCCGCCGCGTTCGATTTCGTGGCCGGCCTGCCGAGCCGGATCGCCAGCGGCTTCTCCGGCCTCGGCGAGATCATCATGTCGCCGTTCCGGGCCGCCTTCAACGCCATCGGCCGCTTCTGGAACTCCACCGTCGGCCGGCTGTCGTTCACCGCGCCCGACTGGATTCCCTACTTCGGCGGCAAGGGTTTCTCGATGCCGCACATCCCCATGCTCGCCAAGGGCGGCCAGATCACCGGCGCCGGCACCGTCCTCGTCGGCGAGGCCGGGCCCGAGCTGCTGTCCCTGCCCGGCGGCGCCACCGTCACACCGCTGTCCCGCGCCACCGGCGGCGGCCCCGTCGAGGTGCGCATCACCCTCGACGCCACCGGCGCCGACTCCAAGCTCCAACGCCTGCTGCGCGAGATGGTCCGGGTCACCGGGCAGGGCAGCGCCCAGACCGCCTTCACGTAGAAAGGGGGCGGCCGCATGGCCTTCCCGCACACCCCGCTCGACGTCCACGTCGAGCTGCGCCTGGACGGGGTCTGGACCGACATCACCGCTGATGTCCGCCTCGACGACCGCATCCACATCGAGCGCGGCCGCCACGACGAGGCCTCGCGTGTCGACCCGGCCAAGTGCTCCATGACCCTCAGCAACCCGAACGGGAAGTACAGCCCCCGCAACGCGGCGAGCCCCCTGTACGGGCGGATCGGCCGCAACACCCCGCTGCGCGTCCGCGTACCCGGGCCGACCACCTACCTCGACATCACCGGGGCCCTCGGCGGCCGCGCCAGCACCCCCGACACAGCCGCGCTTCACGTCACCGACCTGGACGTCCGTGTCGACCTCGACCAGCTGTGGCACATCCCCACCGACAACACCTTCTACGAGATCGCCGGCCGCTACGAGGGAGGCGCCACCGGGCGCAGCTGGCGCCTCCACTCCGGCAACGGGTACCTGTTCCTGGACTGGAGCGAGGACGGCACGAACTCCAAGATCCGGGCGCTGAGTTCGGACTGGCCCATCGAGTCGACGCCCACCGGCCGCCTGGCCGTCCGTGCAGTCCTCGACGTCGACAACGGGGCGGGCGGCTGCACGGCGCGCTTCTACACCGCTGCCACTATGGCCGGGCCCTGGGTGCAGCTCGGCGGCCCCGTCACCGCGGCTGGCACGACCACCATCTACCCGGGCACGGCGCCCCTGGTCCTGGGCGACAACCCGGCCGTCGCCTCCGTCTTCGCGCTGCCCGCTCACGTCCTGCGCGCCGAGGTCCGCAACGGCATCGACGGGACCGTCGTCGCCGCCCCCGACTTCACCGCCCAGACCCCGGGCACCACGGTGTTCGCCGACGGGGTGGGCCGGACCTGGAGCGTCGTCGCCCCCGCCGCCCTGTCCAACCTCGTCACGAGGTTCACCGGTGAGGTGGCCAGCTGGCTGCCGCGCCGGGACGTGAGCGGCCATGACACCTACATCCCCATCCAGGCCGCTGGCATCATGCGTCGCCTCGGGCAGGGCGCAGCTCCGCTTCAGAGCACGCTGCGCCGCTACATCCCCACCGGTCGCCCGCTCGCCTACTGGCCGATGGAGGACGAGCGCGGTGCGAGCCAGGCCTACAGCCCCGTCTACGGTGTCGGCCCGCTGGAGACCAGCGCAGTCGACTTCGGCGCCGACAGCGATCTCACCGGGTCCTCGCCGCTGCCCACGCTGCGCACCGGTGCGCAGCTGCGCGGCGCCGTCCCCGCTCCCGCGGTGGCGCCGACGATGTGGCAGATCAACTTCGTGTACCGGTGCACGGCGGCGCCGTCGGCGACGTCCAGGCTTCTCACCTGGACGTCCACCGGTACGGTGCGCACGTGGGTGCTCGACGCCGGCGCGCTCGACGGCACCGCGGTGCACATCTACGGCCTCGACGCCAACGGGGTCACGGTCATGGACTACTTGGCAGGCAATCACCTGTTCGCCGGGCCGGAGTGGCGCCAGATGATCATCCGCGCCACTCAGAACGGCGGGCAGGTGGACTGGTCCATCACGTGGTACGCCGTCAGCTCGGACGAGAACGGTAGTGGTGCCGGCTCGTACGCCGGGTCGGTCGGTGTCCCGACCGAGATCGACACACTGCTCGGCGAAGGCCTCAACGGCATGGGCATGGGGCACCTGGCCGTGTTCGACCACGTCGCCGACGTCTACAACCGTGCCGACAATGGGTGGCTGGGCAACCGGCCGTCCGAGCGGATCGGGCGGCTGTGCAGTGAGGAGGGCGTGCCGGTCGTCATCCAGGGGGACGTCGACTCCGAGGTCCCCCTGGGGTCGCAGCGTCCGGGCGCGCTGCTCGCGCTGCTCCAGGAGGCCGCCGACTCCGATCACGGCATCCTGGCCGAGCGGATCGACGACCTCGCGCTGTGGTACCGGGCCGGTCACCTCGCCTTCAACCAGTCGGCCCGGCTCGTCCTCGACTACGCGGGCGGCGACGTCGCGCCGCCGCTGGAGCCCGCGGACGACGACCAGGGCGTGCGCAACGACATCACCATCACCAGGGCCGGCGGGTCCAGTGCCCGGGCGGTCGACACGACGAGCAGTATGTCGACGCAGCCCCCGCCCGTCGGCGTCGGCCGGTACGACGAGGGGGTGACGCTCAGCCTGTGGCGGGACGAGCAGCTCGTCGACCTCGCGGGTTGGAGGCTGCACCTGGGCACGTGGGACGGCCCGCGGTATCCGAGCGTCCGGGTCGACCTCGCGGCTGCGCCTCACCTGATCCCGACCGTCCTCGGTCTGGACCTGCGCGACCGGATCGACATCATCGGTATGCCGCCCGAGGACGGCCCTACTGCGGTTGCGCTGCTCGCCGAGGGCTACGCCGAGAGCATCGGTCAGTTCGACTGGGACATGGTGTTCAGCTGCCAGCCGGCCGGGCCCTGGTCGGTGGCGGTCCTGGAGGATCCCGTCCTCGGCCGGGCCGACACCGCCGGCAGCCAGCTGGCCGCCCCTGCCGACGCAACGGCTACGGTCCTGTCCCTCACCACCACGAGCGGGCCGACCTGGACCACCGACCCGGCGGACCTGCCGTTCGACGTCGGCATCGCCGGTGAACAGGTCCGCTTCCTCGACGTCGTCGGTGCTCGAGGGGACCACTTCGGCCGGACCGCCGCCGGGGGCTGGGGCACCGCCACCTCCGGCCAGGCCTGGACCACCTCGGGCGGGTCGGCCGCCGACTACTCCGTCCAGTCCGGCCGCGGCCTCGTCGCCATGCCCAGCGTCAACGTCAGCCGGTACACCCTGCTGCCCGCACCGTCCGCGGACGTCGACCTGCGTGCCACCGTCGCCACCGACAAACTCGCGGTCGGCGGCGGCCAGTTCGTCGCCCTCGTCGCCCGCTACCAGGACGGCTCCAACAGCTATCTGGCCCGGCTGGAACTCGGGACGGCCCAGGAGGTCATCCTGACCATCCGCAAGCGGGTGGCCGGGGCAGAGACGCTGCTCCAGCAGTACACCACCGGCCTCACCCACGCGGCGGGCCGCCGGTTCGCGCTCCGCTTCCAGACCGCCGGCAGCACGCTGCGCGCCCGGGCCTGGCTGGACGGCGCCCCGGAGCCCTCGGTCTGGCAGGCCGAGACGACCGACACCGCGCTCACCGCCGCCGGCCAGATCGGCACCCGCAGCATCCTGTCCAGCACGAGCACCACCCCGCTGCCCGTCACCGCCAGCTGGGACGACTTCACCACGCTCGGGCCCGACCAGAGCGCCGTCGTCACCCGCTCCGTCAACGGCGTCGTCAAGACGCTGCCCGCTGCGGCGCCCGTGCGGCTGTGGCAACCCGCCATCATCTCTCTCTAGGAGGACCCCGTGGGCTACCCGCCCTGGGCCGCCGGCCAGCGCATCCTCGGGGCGCAGCTGGCCGCGATCCCGCCGATCACCGTTATCAAGTCGCTCGACACCGCGCGCGCCAACACCACGAGCCTGACCGCCGACCCCCACCTGTCCCTCGTGCTGGAGGCCGGCGCCACGTACCTCCTCGACGGCTGCCTGTACTACGCCGGGGAGTACAACCAGGGCGGCCTACAACTCGACTGGTCGGTGCCGCTCGGCACCGCGATGCGCTGGTCGATCGGCGCGCCGGCCCTGGGCGGCCAGGCCGCCTACGCCAGCCACAGCACCATCCCCGGCCAGCCCGTCGCCGCCGGGACGTACGGCATCGGCGGCCCGAACTCCCTGACCTCGTGCCGCTTGACCGGCCACATCGTCACCGTGGCGGCCGGAACGCTCCAGCTCAAGTGGGCGCAGTACGCCGCCCACGGCACCGGGACCACGATCGCCGCATCGTCGTGGCTCCGCGCGCAGCGCACCGCCTGAGACCCAACCTCGACCCGCCAGCCCCCGGCGCCACCGCCCGGGGGCTTTCCCATGCCCTGGAGGAACCGCAGCATGCCCGAACTGTGGATGCCCGGAGCCGAGGTCCACGACCTCGGCGACCACGCACCGACCGACCAGCAGTACCCGCCGAAGGCCATCGCCCACATCACCTGGGACCGCAACGCGACCGCCGCCGCACCACAGGACTGGTGCGACTTCGACGACCTCGTGAGCTACTTCACCGGCAGCGGCCGGGCCAGCGCGCCGCACCTGATCTGGGACCCGTTCACCGGCCGAATCGCCCAGCTGTACCCGGCCACATCCCGCTCCAAGAGCGTGGCCGACGGACCCGGCGGCACCCGCACCAACCGCGCCGGCCGGGTCGTCATCCAGATCGAGGCCGTGTTCTTCCCCTACTGCCGCCGCGACGGCATCGTCTACCCGCGGCTGGTCGACACCCCGTGCGCGGGCTGGGACCGGCTCCACGCCTGGATCTCCTCCTGGGGCGTGCCCGACGTCTGGCCGATGGGCCGCCCGGTCGACTTCACCGCCCGCCGGGACGAGCGGACGTGGGAGACCACCGGCGGCTGGTACGCGCACGCGCACACCCCGGAGAACGACCACACCGACCCCGGGTCGTGGCCCGACTTCGGCCAGGCCGGCGCCGACCCGGCGCCGCAGCCCGCCCCCGCGCCGGACCCGACCCCGGCCCGCTACCAGAGCAGCATCAACGGCCTGCCGTACGGCTACGGCGCCCAGGGCCCGCACGTGACCGCAGTCGGCGAAGCCCTGGTCCGTCGCGGCTTCGGGGGGTACTACAGCGTCGGCCCCGGCCCCGACTGGACGGATGCGGACACCAACGCCTACGCCGCGTGGCAGCGCTCCCTGAACTACGCCGGCGGCGACGCGGACGGCGTGCCCGGTCCCCACAGCCTCAGGGAACTGCTCGGCTACCTGCCCGGCGGCCGCACGGTCTCGCTCGCGCACATCATCGCCGCAGCCCGGACCGATCCCGGCGCCGAACAAGGCCACCAGACCTACGGCAACGAAGTCCAGGTCGTCGAGGGCGCGCTGGCGGACGAAGGCCTGCTGGACCGAGCGTGGGTGGACGGCTCGTTCGGCACCCGCAGCGTGACCGCGTACTCGGCCTGGCAGCGCCGCTGCGGCTACAACGGCGGCGCCGCCGACGGCATCCCCGGGCGCAGCACCCTCGAACGCCTGGGCGCCGCCCACGAGTTCACCGTCACCGACTAGGAGAAGATCATGACCGACTCCGCACGACGCACCACGCGCACCGTGTTCGCTCTCGTCCTCGGCGTCGCAGCCGGCCTGCCCCTGCTCGTCCAGACCGCCGGCGTCCCCAGCACCCTGCCCGGCCTCGGCACCATCCTGGCGGTGGCCGGCGCCGTCACCCGCGTGATGGCGCTGCCGCTGGTGGACAGCTGGCTCCCCTCGTGGCTGCGGAAGACGCCCGACCCGGACGCCGACGCGCTGGCCCGGGCGGTGCGCGAGTGACCGACCTCGCCGACACCGGCGTCGTCCAGGTCGACGCCCTCGCGGCCTGGGCCGCCGCCCTCGGCGCCATCGCCGCCGTACTCGGCCTGATCTGGCGGGCGGTCCGACGGATCCATACCGTTCTCGACGCCTGGTCCGACGACTGGCAGGGCACCGAAGCCCGCCCGGGCGTGCCCGCCCGCCCCGGGGTGATGGTCAGAATCGCCGCCATCGAGCACGAACTACACCCCAACTCCGGCTCGTCTCTCAGAGACGCCGTCGACCGCGTCGAGGTCGCCGTTCGGGAACTCCAGCAGAAACCCTGACACCACAGCGCCCCCGCTCCGGCTCCGGCCGGGCGGGGGCGCATTGTGCGTTCTCGCTCAGTACGTCGGGCAGATGTGCTTGCGGACGACCTCGAGGATCTTCGCGGACTTCTCGGGCCCGAAGCCGTTCGGGTGCTGCGCGCTGGTGAACCTCTTGTTGGCGAGGTCGACCAACTTCGGCTGGTCCTTCGGCCACTCGGCTACGGAGGTGCACTGGTCGCGGCCCCGGCTGACCGCCCGGTCCGCCTTGTCGCTGACGATCTCCGGGTCGATGGCCGTCAGCGCCGCGATGTAGGCCGCGGTGGTCGCGGCATCCGGCTTGGCCGGCGGCCCGCTCGGCCTCGCACCGGCGGCCGCGGGCGCCGTCGTCCCGGCCGGCGCCGGAGCCTCGGGCGCAGCTGGAACGGCGGCCGCCGAGGTCTGCGGGGCGGCGGCCGCCCCCTTCGAGCTGCTGGCCGAGCTGGAGCAGGCGGCCGAGCCGATGGCGAGCAGCGCGACGACGACGGCTGCGGCGGTGGTACGGGTGCGCATGATCCCCCCTGGGACTGGTGTGGTGTGGGGGTGACGCTATCGGGCTACTGGTTGGTCGCGTACGGCTGTGCCTGAGTCGTGACCCTTGCCTCCCGCACCTGCCACAGCATCAGCAGCGCCGCCACCGCGTTGGCCGAGCGGACTTCGCCCTTGGCCACGAGGTCGGGCACGGAGGATAGTGGAACCCACTCCCGGCGATCCGATTCGAAGTCGTCTTCGGGGTGTCCGACGTACTCGGCCTGGTCGGACCAGTAGACGTGGTGCTTGCCGTCGGCGAGGCCGTTGCTCGGTTCCACCGTGAGGAGGTGCCGGAGCGGGCCCGGGCGCCACCCGGTCTCTTCGAGCATCTCCCGGGCGGCCGCCGCCTCGAGGTCTTCGCCGTCCTCGACGACGCCGGCGGCCAGCTCCCATCCCCACGTGTCGGTGATGAAACGGTGCCGCCAGAGCAGCAGCGCTTCGTTCTTCTCGTTCACCGCGGTGGCCAGAGCAACGGGCCGCTGCCGCAGGATGTAGTGGTCGAGGTGACGTCCGTCGGGCAGTTCGACGTCCGCCAAGTTGACCCGCAGCCAAGGGTTCTCATAGACCGTGTGCTCGCCCAGATTCCGCCACACCGACACGTCGAACTCCCTACCTGCTGGCCACCGATGGCGGCCAGTATCCCAGGCCCGTCACAGGGGGACGGCGAGCGCGTCGTCGATCCGGTCGACGGCATCACGTGTCGCGGCTGTGGCGTGGCCCGCCAGCTTCCGCCGGAGGGCCACGAAGCGATCGTTCAGGCGCCGGGATTCCATCCCCGCGGCCAGGTCCAGGGCACCCACTGCGTGGGCTGCGGCCTGCTCGACCTCTCCTCGGCCGAGGTCCACAGTCGTGAGGGTGGCAAGTCGGTGCACGCGGCCTCGCGCATGGGCCTGGGTCTGTACAGCTTCCTCGGCATACTGCCGTGCTGGCTCCCAATCTCCGAGGCTGATCAAGGTTTCTGCCAACTGGGCCTCGACCAGGCCCGGTTGAACGTAGCCGGTCTCCGGCGGCTCCTCCTCGCGTCGGATGCGGCCAGCCGCGGTTTCGGCGTGGGCCATCGCCCCGTGGGCCGAAGCGGCGTCGCCCATCCGCGCGAAGGCCTTCGCCTGCATCGCGTGCAGGTCGGTGGCGAGGGCTGGGCTGGCGTACGGTCCCGCGCTCCGGATCCCGGCCTCGGCGAAGGCTACAGCCTGCCGGTAGTCCTTCAGATAGACCGCTTGGTTGACGAGGAGCGCTATCACGTACCCGCCGAACGCCCGGTCGCCGGATGCCTTGGCGAGCCGGAGTGCCTGGTGGAAGTAGCGCTGCGCGAGGCCCTGGGCGTCGGCGTCGTACGAGCAGATACCGGCGACAGCGGCGAGGCCCCCGGCCGCCCGCAGGAGGTCCCGACCGACGGCGTCGGTGTAGGAACCGCGGACGAGTGGGGCGGTGTGCTCGGTGAGGAAGCCGACGACCCGCCCCTTGGTCGCGACCCCGCCGGCGCCCCGATACATCTGCTCGTACCGGGTACGGGCTACCCGCAGCATCTGCACGTCCGTGACGCCGACGTGGACGGTGCCTGCACGGGACACGTCGCGGTCGTCCGGCGGATTCTCCCACTCCCAGACCGGGACAACGGCGGCCGTGCCGGTGACCGCCGGGACGGTTTGCACCTCGGGGCGAGATTGTCGGTCCGACCGCCACAGAGCTGTCGCCCGATCGAGGTACCCGGCAAGCTCGTTCGACGACGAGCCGGGGCGACCCATCCCGATGCCGTCGAGCGTGAAAGGTCGGCCGAGCCGCTCCCCGAGGATCGTGCAGATCGCATTGGGAACCGCGCCTCGGGGTTTCTGGCCACGGATCCACCGGGCGACCGCGGTGTGGTCGTAGCTGGCTCCGGTGGCGGCATTGACGCGGGCGGCCAGGCCCGCGTGCGACATCTCGGCCTCGTCGATGAGGGCGTCGAGCAGCGGATTCGGCTCCAC